GTATCAAAATCAAACAGAGTCATAAAATCATCAAAATTCTCAATAAATGGCAGGTACTGAAAAATAATATGGTGATTCGTTTGATTAAGATAATTTCTAAGACAGTTATATGTTAAATCATTACGATTTTGAGTTCGTAAGCACTCATTAATAATAATCAATGTTGAATGATCTATCTCCTGTAAAAGCCGATAAAAAAACTTATACATGATTATGTCCGGCCAATCAATGTATTCTATAGTTCCCGGGAACTCAGTTTTAAATTTTAAGGGAGAAAAAGCAAATACTTTTCGTATAGAGTTATCAGCACAATACTTGGTGATGGCATCTTTCTTTTCCTGTTCAGATAACCCAAGATATATCATCTATTTTTCAACAATCTCTTTATCGTTTCCGCTAATCTTTTTTCATTGATCTCGTTTCCACGAAAAACCATTCCGGTCTCTAAAGCTATCTGAGCTGTGTACCCCTTACCACAACAAGGGTCAAGAATTTTAAACCCCGCTTTCGCAAAGGGGGTCACCGCGGCACGAAGCGTGCCCATCCCGGTCGTCCCCTGAACAAGATCGGCATACCCAACAGGCAGTGTTAATTCATCTTTCGACAAAATATGCAAATGAAGCGGTAAGAATTTACTCCCTCCACGATATTTTATATCAATAATACCATTATGACTCAAATTGAATTGGGTAGCTAACTCCCTGATTTTATTTTCCCAACGAATGCCGTATTCAATGAAAGATATTCCTACACAATACTTTACCATGCATGAAAAGACAGCATTTAAAAACTCATCAAAATTTATAGTCTTATAGGGAACGCCATTCATTTTAGAATTGATTGTTTGCCAATATTTCAAGTTCCCGTCCCCCCAAGGAGGGTCAGAATAAAAAATATCCACTTTATCTCCCTGCATGAGATCATCAATGCCCTCCATCAAATCACCATGCTTCACCCTATGGGGGCCAATAACACTAATTTGATCAGTACCGATTATTTCAGTCATAGTTATTTCACTTCCTTAACAAGACCTAACCCACCGAACCTGAATATTATACAAAATTCTCAGGGCTCCCTAAAGCAGTTCCTTCATTTTTTCAAAAAAATCCAACCATTTTTCTGGAAATAAGGCATAATTTTTTAATTCCTCCCGTAGACTCTGACAAGAACCTTTTTTATTAAAGAGTCTTTTAAGCTTTTGTTTTTTTCTATCCTCTGTAAGAGATCCAAATTCCCCAAAAAATAATACTCGACCATTTTTTAAACAGATTTCAAAATACTCTCTGACGACTTCCTCTGGAGAAGTATATTCTTTCGTTTTAGGGCTGACTATCTTTTTATGTATCTCCACACCGTGCTTTTTCATCCAATAAGTAATCGAACCTGAGGTCATATTTAGTTTTTGTTCAATTTCAGTAAGTGTCAAACCTTCAGCATGGTGTAATCTAATCAATTCTTCTTTTGAAACAAGATCCTTCCGTCCCCAGTTAAAAATTTTACCGTATTTTTTTATTAAAGTATTTACTCTTTTCTCTTTAACTCCCGGAATATCACTGATATTATTAACCCCGTATTTTTCCTTTATTGTCTGCTGAGCCCTTTCACGGTTTGTAAAATTTGGGTCCCCATAAAGGGTTTGTTTAGTTTTACAGGCCTTGCGTCTTACTTCTGGGTCAGATAAAGAATGACCCCCTTTAAATATTTCATTTGACAGCCTTTTAGCTTCTTCATTTTTATAATTTGGATCTCCATATTTTTCCAAACAGGTTTGTCTCCTTTTTTCTTCTACCGAGGAGTCAACGACAATAGCCTGATATTGCTTTTTATAGTCGTCAGCCATTATCTGATGACTCGATTTTAAATGTTTGGTTAAATCTGTCCGTTCAGCACCGCAGATTTTACAAACTGACATTCTTTTTCCTCCCATTCTGAAAACCAAGGTAAATTTCTATATATTTGACCGCAATCTAATAAAGCAACTCCAAATTTATACGAAAAATATGGCCATATATGATTTTTAATCTTATCAAATACCTTCTCAGCCGTTCCCGATGTAGTCGTAATCTCATAACTTATTTTTTCCTCCCGAGCCCTCATATCTATACCCAATTTATCATTTAAATTACCAACAAACTCTTGAAAATCCTTATAATTATAATAGGGTTGCTTGGCTATGGTTATAGTAAACATATACTTGCCAGAACCGTATTTTTTTCCATCGTCCATTATCCAGAAAGCAAAAGATTTAAGAGTTATTAAATCTATGATTTCTTTTCTAAAAAAATATCTTTGAAGATTTTTCTTTGATTCTTTTATAGCAGTATAAAACAATTTATGGTAATCAGAAAATATAGGTAATGTTTTCAAAATCACATGAAAACTATAAAACTCATTAGTTGTATTTTTTACATATCTTATTCTATTAACATAGGATTTTAAAAATTCATATTTTAATTTGATATAGCCTACCTGCGGAACTGAATGAGCAAAAGAGAATATACAGGTATCATCTCCATATTTATGTATATTTCCATCCCCCATAATAATCCCAATAACAGCATCTGAATCTAAAGAGGCGCAAATATCAGGTTTCTTGCCCTCCCCGACGATTTCATTAATAATTGGATGATTCATCGTTATGTATTTAGGTGTGTTACCACCAAGCCTAAAAAACAGAGCTTCAGTAATAGGGTATTCCTCTTTAAGATCTTCAAGTGTGTACCCCAGAAGTATCTTATTTTTTATATCATCTATCCTTGAAGACCCATTAAAACTATACTGTTTAAATACCTCTTTCCGTTCTTTTTGATATACAGCAGGAACCTTATAAAGCATATCCTCCGTGGCAACCTTTAAAATCATCTTAATAAACCTTTCCCTAAATTTTAATGGGATTTTAACGCTAAAGATATCCGGTTCCGTGTAATAGGTAAAAGGCACCTGATAGTAATCACTGAGAAAATCTAAAAAAGCAAACAATTGATCAGGCTTAGGACATTTATTTGCGATCGTATAACATCCGCTTTTTTTATCAAAATGGCCATCATCTAAGAACCAATAAACTAAAATATTGTCGTGCCAGAAAGACTTAATATATTCCAGAGGTATTAGCTTACCTCCCAAAAAAGGATCATAAAAAAGATCTCTTAATCTTTTAAAATGCGGGTGAGAAACGGTAGTAAAACGATAACAGAAAAGATCCCGATAAGCTTTATCCACATAAATATCACAACTAAAGGGCTTTAAAATGATATGTTTCTTTTTAAGGTATAAATATTGATTGGGAGCGTGAGATTCAAAATACCTAGCACAAATTTCACCGCCCCCTTCAATGCCTCCGTCACCAAGAAGGCTTCCTATAAGGAGTGTGTGTTGCTCTGGAGTTAAATTTGGATATTGGTCAATTCTAAGCTGGGCTTTTAAGTCTATACCTCGTTTCTTTAATTCTTCTTTCCATACTACACATGAGACCCCTAACATCTTTTGGATACCTGCGTAGTTATTAGTCATTACTATTTCAATCAATCGATCATTCGAAAGAGAGTTTAATACACTCCTTTTTTCTATAGACCTATTAAGTACCTTTATACCGTATTTTTTCCTCAATCTCTGAATAGTGTGCTCTTCACAACTTAATAAAACAGAGATACTTTTATCCGTCATTCTTTTGTTCAGATATAAATCTTCAAGATCAATTTTCGTTATATTCAGCATAACCTAAATATACTATATTTGGGATTGTGTATCAATAAAAATCTTGTACAATAAAAAAGGCCAGTAGTTTCCTACTGACCTTAATTTATCTACTGTAGAGTAGAATTTACCGAGAGAGAACAACCCGAACAAGACCAAGCGGGTTATGACATCCAATACCCAAGTTTTCAAAGCAACTGAACCCTATGGTCCTGTTGCGTGGATCATCTGCGCTAAGAACTGTAAGTTCTGTACGAACAGGAATACGTCCGAAGAACTCAGGTTCAGCACAAACGTAGATGTACCCAACCGGCACCTTACGAGAAACTATGATCTGGGCACCCCAAACGGTTCCCATAAGACCTGTCTTCAATAAAGTGGCCTGGCTCTCGATATCGAGAACGTCCCGACCCCACTTACGGATGTCGCTATAGTCTTTCGCATTCGCGAAGACTCTTGCAACTCGCAAGTCCCAATATTCCACAGAGGCAAATGCATCAGCCAGATCGCTCGGTGTGAGCGGGGCCGTTGCGGGAATGTCTGTGTTCGAGGCACCGATGTTATCAAAGCCACTTGTCGCAACGGAGTCCAGAATCGAGAAAACACGTTGGTCTTCTTCAGCCTGGATTTCCGCTTTGGCAAGGTCTTGACTACGCTCGATCAAATCGAACCGACGTTCCTTGACCTGTGTCAATGGGATTTCGGGGTTGGATGCAATTTCAAACAACGGGAACGTAACACGACGAGGCTTCTGAATAGCCAGAATGTTCTGGCCTTCTTCGCCAATCACATAAGCCGTGACGTTTGCATCCTTATCATAAATCGGCAGTGCTCCATCAGGAAGTTGCTCCACCAAGAAGGTCTTACGACCTACCGAGGTGTAGTCTCTCCGAAGGCGCAAGGGCTGCGTCATTGAAGCCGCTAGCTTAGCGCGACCGCCGGCCGTCTTAATATACTCAGAAATAATCTGCTGTTTTAATTCATTACTAATTTCAGCCATGAGAAACTCACCTCCTCCTATATTTTTAGTTGAACCATCATGTACGGATCACTGCTGCCCGCGGGGGCTTTCAACAAGACACCGATCTTCGTTATTGCTCCAGATGAAATAGCTGTCGCACTATTTGCCAAACCAGAAGCGTTCGTCAACAGACCATTCTGTGACGCATACAAAAGATCTCCTGCACTGTAGCTGATTGCATTTCCTGCTCCGGCTGTAGTACATGTCTCGTAGATATCAGTCTTAAAGACCGTTCCACTTCCATGACAGTACACAACTTTCTGCGACGCAATACCAGAACTGGACTCAAACGGATTACCCACTGCATCGTTAATAGCAATACCAACAGCCTTATCATAGACTGTCGTACTATCACCTACACAAGGACCAATCACGTTGTCCTGTCCAGACACCACCGCAACCACGCTACCCGCCAGAATTCCCAGCGTCGTGCTTAAACGACCACCAAGGGCAATCGTATTAGCCTGCGCCTGAACATTGGCCGTCGTATTACTCTGCGTAAAATCCGCAGTAGTTGTCCCACCTATACTGTTATAGGTTTGACGATACAGAACTTCCATGTGTCCATTCGGAACCGGTAGGTTGGAATCATAAGGTACGCCTGACATATTAATTCACCTCCTCCACATTGTTTAAGATATACACCAGACATTCAAAGAATGTAAGGGTATTGGGAAACCCCACCGAAGTGGGGGTTTTATTGCTTATTTAAAGTTTTTCGAAACATCCGGCGGAGCATCCCAGAGATTGCTCAGTTCGCCAACACTTGAAACCGATGCTTGTTTTACGATACCGCTAAGTTTCTTCGCACCTGTTTTAACTGTTTCTTCTTTTGCAAAGAATTGATCAAGAAAATCGATAGAAGCTTCTTTATCTTCCTCTTCGTCTTTTTTCTTGGCCTCGACTTCTTCCTCGTCGTCTTTTTTCTTGGCTTCGACTTCTTCCTCGTCGTCTTTTTTCTTGGCCTCGACCTCTTCTTTGTCATCCTTTTTCTTGGCCTCTTTGTCTTCTTCGTCCTTTTTCTTGGACTCGACTTCTTCTTTGTCTTCTTTTTTCTTGGCCTCGACCTCTTCTTTGTCGTCCTTTTTCTTGGACTCGACTTCTTCTTTGTCTTCTTTTTTCTTGGACTCGACTTCTTCTTTGTCTTCTTTTTTCTTGGCCTCGACCTCTTCCTCGTCCTTTTTCTTGGACTCGACTTCTTCCTCATCCTTTTTCTTGGCTTCTTTGTCTTCTTCCTCTTCTTCTTTATTCGAAGAAAGGGCTTCAGCAAGTTCAGCTTGACGTTGGAGAGTGGCCATAATGCTACGTTCGGGCAGGTACATAAGATCTGTTGCTTGTTCTTCGATCGAAGCGTCTACTGCACCAGGAAGCATTCTCTGGGCAATCGTAATGCATTTGAGAGCTTTGTCCTCGAGCATCCGAGCAGCTTTAACAGCTTCGTGTGCCGGAGCGGGATGACCTGTCTCATCACGACCTTCGTTTTTCCACGGCGTCTTCATGTCAGGAGTTTCTCCCCAAGCATCAGGATCGCCTGAATGATATTTCTCAACCGGATTGTTTGCATGTTCTTGGTTCATGGTATAAGGGTCAGCTTTTTTCATCTGCTCGGCCACCTTATCCAGGTTCCAGCTTAGTCTCTGGCGCATGTGATACCTCCTATTAAATTTTTCGCCTAACTGGCACCCTCACCGGGTGACCTAAAATTCGTTTGCAGATTAGACGTATATTAAAAGATTATTACGAACTGCTTTAATTTCCTGTATTTATACTTAGTATTCGAAATAAGATTCCATTGCTTGCAACCAAGCGAGACCTCTGCTGATTTCCTTACCTGTCAACATTCTTCCAGAATGCTTCTGAAGCTCTGTTACCAGAACATGGGCGTTTCTTCCCATAGTCCCATTCATCTTGGCAACCGCTTTTTTTACGGCTATATCCAAAGGCTTCTTAGAGAAACTATCCAGAAATGCCATCACAGCAAGAAAATCCCTACGATTAAAACCATAATCAGATAGGACACCTAGATCATTACTTGACAACAAAATGTACGAACCAAATCTTAGCTTGTCAAAACTCTTCTTATCCAGATATCCGGCTTTTCGGGTCAAAAACTGATTCCAGGATTTCCTGGATGTCCATAAGGACTTTAATGCAGCAGTCGGTTGAATAAGGTTTTCTTCAAGGGTCTCCAGTTCTCGAGGGCCCTTACCATCTTCCCCAGAGAAATCATTCATAATCTGATCGCCAAGTTCCTTAAGGATTTGTTGCTTAAGCTGAGTTTTTAATGTCTGAACTTCATCCTCAGGAGCTTCTTCTTCCGCGGGAGGGGTCCCTTCATCCGCAGGGGCCTCATCAGCCGGAGCGTCCTTATCTTCGGAATGGTCCTCAAGCTTTTCGTCGTCCGAAGTATCTTCAGGAGATTTTCCTGTGTCGTCAGGTTTTTCTTCCTCAGTAGGAGCTGGGGCCTTATTATCATCCTGAGCAGCTTTCAAGTAATCCCAGGCATTGGTTTTATAAGCCTCTTTTGCTTCCGCTTCTCGGATCTTGGCCATGACATCTTCGGGAGGATTAATGACATTCCGAATTACAGCACCGGTAAAAGCGGGATTCTTTACCCAAGAAGCATCTATAAAAGTTACACTATCTGGATCGCCTTCATGTCCGCACAATTCAGCAACTTTCCTTTGAGTCCCGTCTTCATGATAAAAAGTGTTATTTTTTTCATAACGGACATGCTCGCAAGCTTGCGTTTCGTCAATTGCTTTATTGCCACATTTAGTGCAAATTGAATAAGCAATCTTGCACCCCATCGAAAGCGTTGACATTTCACCATGTTCAATCTTTGCGACAAGGTCTTTATGCTTTCTCTCAGTAGCAACAAGAATATCAACATAATAAGTTACGATATCCTTACCATCTTTACCCTTGCCTATGACTACTTCACGAAGGGCCGCGTCAACAACTTTACCTTTTGATAACTCAGGAATCTGTACGTGCTCGAGATAATTATTGGCGCCAATAAAGGTTTTAAAGGTTTTGGCCAAAAGTGATTTGGTCCAAGCATCTCCATTATTATTGACGAACTTTGAAAATTCTGGCTTAATAAGATAATCTTTATGTTCACTCTTAGATTCTTTAGCAGTATCAACATCAACTGCGGCAATTATGGAGCAATGACTAAGAAGGTATTTCTCAGGATCATACTTAGCCAAAACCGTCCTGGCAACTTTTACCCGACAGGACTTGGTTCCGCAGGTGCATTGTGCCTTACGGCCACAGCAGATTGATTTCTGCCATTGATCTGAGGTAATGCTTGGTTCAACGACTGTAGCTGAACCGTATCTTAACATCGCCATGGATTATTCCTGGTTAAGCCTATTAACAAAGTTCTGGAGAACAACTGACGCTTTCTTTTTCTTCTCTTTGTCTTTTTCCGTTGGTTCTTTAAAAGCATTTTCAATTTTTGAAAGAGACACGCTCACCATCTTCGCAGAGATAGGAGGCGCCGAGGGTCGATCAAAAAGGATACTCTGTTTCGCAGGTTGTCTGGACTCCGAGACCCGGTAAAAGGTCTCATCCCCGTGCTTGTATTTTAAAATGTACATATAGAACTATTCCTTAGGATTTAAAAACTTTTTCTATAGAAGATCGAATTATATGGTCCGAACAGATGCTCGCATATTTTGAAAAAATCCGATTATACGTCTGAACATCCGAACATCCATTTTTCTTAAACTCACAAATATCCTCAACAAGTTTGCCTACTACATCAGAGGCAAAAGTATGTGCTATACGGACTGCCATCTTGTCTGAGGCTGTAATTTGCATAGGCTTACCCCATCCAGGTACCTGAATGGCGGGCGCCGTGGCCACCGAGATGAATGGTTTGTTTATATTTGGACGTTTGGGTAGAGCTTGGCCGTTCTGTTGATTGGAGTGCTCCAATTCATATGAGCTATAGCCACAATCCTGCAAAGTAGTCGGCATCCCCAATAAAGGGCTTACCTTGACCAAGGTCTCGGGATCTTCTGGAGAATTTCCGAGGGGCCATTGAACCCATACTTTATAGGTCTTAGGCACGATCTGGGTAACGACTCCTATATAAGGAGTCACATTCCAGTCAGTTATAAATTTACGGACACAGTCTCCAGGCTTAAAATTCTCAGGAGCTACCTGTGAAGGATATAATGCGGGCATTAAAACCCCCTGTCAGAAAAAGGATAAGCGAAGGGGCCTTTTCAGCCCCTAAAAATTACTGAACTTTCTGATAGGCAAGCTTAATGGGAACAGGATTCTTACGAACGGTAATGACCTGTTCAAAATTATTTTTGTTATACTGGTCCATATAAGGTTCATCAGCTTCACGACTACGAACCTGACTGTTGAACCGGCCGGCCATGTAACGGGCCTCATCGGCATCAAACTTCAATGTATTGGCATTGCGTTTTCCATCGATGACGTCGGAAACCATGTCCAGATGCAACGCGAGCTCAGGAGAAATCTGCTGAAACTCATCAGCAAGTTTGTCCAGTCTTTCTGTATACTGTTGGGCGTTTTTAAGAGCCATTTCAATCTCCTCCTTAAAAAAGATTATTCTGCAAACTTATTTTTCTACCGTAATACCTTTGCCCGGATTCCGGACAAGGTGTGGAATTCCTTTTTGAATTTTCCGTCGTATCTGCGAACGTAATGGAACCTTATGCGGTTCTAAACCGAGTTGTTTTAGCACTGTCC